TCTTCATAGGTAGAATTGATCTGTAGGCACTTATATAATTCTGCCAAATGGTCATGCATCTTCCTCTTTGGTTAGTTCAAAGTCAGCATCTACCTTATCATATAATTCAAGGAATGCTTGCTTAGTCTCATCATCAAATCTGTTTATACAAACAGAGATTGCCTTTGCTTTGTCCTTAAAGATAGAGAAAGCACGAAGAATGTGAATCAATCTACGAGTACTGATGATCTCTTCAATACCACCATCATAGAATGTTTTACGAATGATGTCACCCCAATCTACCAATCTCTTACAGAACTCAGTATCAGTAACACCAAGATTAGAAGCAACTCTTCCTAGAATCTTAGACTCTGTTACTGGTGAGGGGTAGTCTTGCTCGAAGGTAACTGGGAATCGTTCAAGGAAGGCTTCGTTAAGCACGTTAGTTCCAATAAATCTTCCGTCGTCTGAACCTTTACCTTTAGTGTTTGCTGTTGCGATAATATTGAATCCTGCTCTTGGTTTAACGAATCTTCCAATCTTTTTAAGGAAAACACCAGTTCCCTCAAGGATTGACTGAAGGCAGAGGATTTTGTTGGAGGCGAGGTCGATTTCGTCAAGGAGCAAGATAGCTCCTCGTTCGAGAGCTTCAATGACTGGGCCATTGTGCCATACGGTTTCACCATTAATAAGACGGAAACCGCCAATAAGATCATCTTCATCAGTTTCAATAGTAATGTTTACACGAATAAGTTCTCTCTTAAGTTGAGCACATGCTTGCTCTACACTGAATGTTTTACCATTCCCAGAAAGACCAGTAATAAAAGCAGGATAAAAAAGCTTGCTTTGTATAATTTTTTTGACATCTGCAAATGATCCAAATTTAACGAAAGTGTCATCACCAGCAGGAACCAAGTCTCTCTCTACATCTGGTTGAACTGCTGGAGCACTGAAAGACTTTTCGATGTTCTCAACTGCTTGAGTAGTTACTTCAAGGTTCCACTTACCTTTTGCAACCTTGTATTTTTGAATTTTTTTAGTTACTGTTTGGTAACCGATGTCATTAGCAGCACAGAATCCACGAACATCTGCAGCAGTAAATTCTGCACCGTATGTTCCTCTCAATCCATCAATTGCTTGCTGTTCAGTCATCTTAAGTTCAAAAGCCATAATAATGTTAGGTGTCTTATTTATATTTCTATTATACCAATAAAAAAGGGGTCAGATGACCCCTAGTAGACACTTTATGGATTGTCTATATGTTCCTTTAATTCTCGCAACAATTTAGATTTGCTATGTCTTCTATCCAATTCAATACCAACTGTTCTACCATAATCTTCCAACTGCTTTTTACTCAGTGAAGATAAATCAGGTTGTTCAGGAAGAAGGCCTGGTGCTTCAGTAACTTCTATTCCAGGAATCACAGCAGGAGTTTCCTCAACTACTGGTGTAGGAGTTGGTTCTGGTGCTGGTGGAGTAGGTGCAGGATTAGAACCACTCAATAAATCGCCAAATCTACTCATAAGTTTAAATTAATTCTTGAAACTATTTATCAAGCAACAAGTTCTATAAATTCACCAAGAACTTTCTTATTCATCTTCTTACCATTAAGAGATTTCTTAAAGGCAGTTCTGATCTGTGCTTTGGTAGCATCTTCCTTAACTTCAAAATCTGTTTCATTATCTAAGGCAGATGATGACAATCCAAAGTAAGTATGATAACCAGAATTCTTGATAGAACAAGACTTATTCTTCTTCCAAACTTTCATCATAGACTCATACTCAGGACTGAAAGATCCAGTGTATCTTCTTATGAAATGTCCACCATCTCTTTGAGGTAGAATACGAATACCAATAAAATTCACATCAGAAAACTTATCTCTAAGATTATTGAGGAAGATATCAGTTTGACCATACCAGTCACTCTTAAATGCATAGGTACGTCCAGTCTTACGACATCTTAGGAAAGTACCATAATTAATGTTACTAGTACCTAAGTATGGGCCATCTTCCCAATGACGTTGGAATTGCTTATGATACCTTAATGGAGATCCTTCACCATCTGTAAGAATCACACACTGAACTTTCTCAACCTTATTCTCTTCCCTAAACTTAGGAAGAATTTGATGGAGAGCAACCATTGTTTCATTTAATGGTGTACCAGATAATTGTAATCCTATTGGAACATCATAGAAACAATTATAACGATCAACATGAAGCATTGCAATACGCCAGATGTTTTTCATTTGCTCCTCAAGAACCTTACCTCTTACTTTACTTGTAAAGAAGTTCATTAGAGAGAAATGATCTTCAAGATGAGCAACACCTTCCTTTGCTTCATATGCTGGCATTCTTGCAATTGTTGGATCACCATCAGAATTATAAGTCTGAAGAGGATAGCAGTTGGTAAATGCATAAACCTCAAATGGAATATTAGTCTTCTTACAGAACCATAATAGATTGTATAATTGCTTTAGAGTATCAAGTAATACAGGACTCATTGATCCAGACCAGTCAAGAATGAATACTAGACCATGATTCTTACCATCAGGTATTACACTTATCTTCTTAAAAAGATCCTCGTTATATCTGTAAGTATGAAGCTTCGCTGTATCGAGAACCCCAGTGCGACTAGTAGTAGCACGAGCATAACTCGAAGCTGCCTTGCGACACTCAAACTCTTTGACCAGATAATTGACTTCTTTTTGTGCATTGCGTTTGAATTTAACATACTCCTGATCTGCATACTCAAATCTGTTTCTTGGAAGTGATGTTGTAACACCATACTTTTCCATTCTATCACGATATTCCTGATCACTTGCTGGTGACCATGCTACTTCACATTGGTTATGTATCTCAGCATTAGGAACAATCACTCTATCCAATCTTAATTTAGGTAGTTCAAAATAAGAGGTTTCAGTCATCTGATTGGTATTAGTAAGATCCTTAAGTGCATCTTCTAATGCTTCTACAGTCTTAAGATCTAATCCATCATGCTTCTTACCTGGCTGAGGTTGTGGTAATTGATCACTATCTGATTGTTCTGGTTCACCTTTGTTTACTGGTTGATCTGAATCTTCATATTGATCTTCATCATTCTCCTCATCAGAGTCTTCTGAATCTTGACCACTTTGTGGTTGTGGTTCAAAATCTGGATCATCTTCTCCACCTTCTCCATCTTGAGATACTTGTTCCTTTGCTTCCTGATTTGCCTTTGTACAGTAATCATAAAGTACTTTAGATGCATTAAGAACATCATCAAAAGTCTGACAAGAATCTACTACCTTGACAATCTCCTTCTCAGCATCTGAAAAAGGTATATCAACGAAGTTACCAATCTTGAAATGTAAATTGATCCTATCAGCAAGAATAAGAGAATCAAGATCTTCATCAATAATGTTAAAGAAATCATCATCATTTAGTTCCTCATAACCGTGATAGAAAGATTTTGCAAGACCTGCATACTTGCGTTTCATCAATTTCTCTATTCTAACATCTTCTACGATATTTACAAACTGTGGTGGTATTTGAACCTCAGTATACCAGTTTCTGTCTGGTGTGAATAATGCATGTCCTACTTCATGTCCAACCAACATATCATATACAGTATTGCTTGCCTTATCCCATAATGGTAGTGTCAATACACGAGTACCAACATTAAACTGTGCTGTTTGTACTTGCTTATGCTCTACTATAAGGTCTTCAGTGGCAAGTAATTTTGCTAGTTGTGATTTGATTTCGTGTTGTACTGGCATCTGCTTTTGTTTTCGATATACCTATTATACTAGAAAAGCGTCCGTTAGGACGCTTCTGTAGACGGTTTATCAACTGTCTCCTTTTTGCTTTTGCTTGTCGCAGCATTTGGGGCTTTAGGTGCCTTTTTTGTTCCTTCTTGGAATGATGCTGCCAGTTTGGAACTTTCATGGAGTGTCTCCAGTGCTTTAAGTACTTCAGGGGTTTCTTCCCATGACCACTCTTGAGAGTGCTTGGGATTCTTCTTCTTTTCTACTGTATAGGTTTTTAATGTCATACGATCCCTGCGTTGGAGTATTTATTGTATCAGATCTTGAATCTAGTGTCAAGCAACTAGTTTACTGAATCCCTTTACCTTATCAAATTTAACCACTCTATCAAACTGCTCAACGAAATCATCAGTCTTATGAGAGATGACAAACACATTGGCATCACTGACAACATACTTGATTATCTTAGTGAAATACTCAGTACCAAACCCATCAAGAGAACTATCAAAGATCTCATCAAGGATAAGTAAATTTGTACTAGCAGAGTTTTTCATCCGTGCAATTTCTCTCCATGTGAATAGAAGTGCAAGGTCAATCCTCATCTTCTCTCCTTCAGAAAATGACTCATAACAGAACTTATCATGTATAGGAGATTTCACAGTTTCTTTAAATTCTTCATCAAGAGAAAAATTGATATAAAAATCCATCAACTGCAGATACTTATTAATCTGCTGATTCATTAAAGGTAAATAACGTTTAATGATCTTTGATTTAACACCACCATCCTTCATCAAAGCATGTGCAAATTCATTATAAACATTTCTCTCACTTTCCTTTGATTGCTCCTTTTGAAGGCATTCTTGCTCTCCTAGTAATTTTTCTAACGCATTCCTTTCAGAAGTTCTATTTTTAAGTTGTTCGGTAATAGTTTGAATTTCTTGTTCAATGTCTCTGGTTTGATTTTCAAGTCCAGAAATCCTTGTGCTTGTTTTAGAAATTTCATGCGTTAGTTTAGATGCCTCCTTTGTGAACTCCTTGAATTGGGTTTCTCGTTCCTCTTCAAGTCTGATAGCTTCCTCTAATTCCTTGTAACCTTGTTCAAGTTCTTTGGCTTTAGATTTAGCATCATTAATTCTATCTATACGAAACTCTTCTTCGATGGATTGAGTACAAGTGGGGCAAACCGTGTTATCTGTGAAAAACTTATGCTCTTCCGTAATCGTTGCTACCTTCTGAGATAATTTACCTCTTAAGTTGCCTAACTTTCTTAACTTTTTGTTACTACCTGAAAACATTTCTACATCTTTATTAAGCACACCCAACTCATCACTCATCTCTTCTAAATCTGATTCATATACATTAATCTCTTCATTTATTTTTTCGAGTTTATCTTTCTTATCTTTAACATTCTTTTTTCCAGTCTCTTCTAATTCTTGAATAAAACTATTTTGCATATCAATCTTCTCTTCAAGAAGATCTTTCCGAATAGATAATTCTCTTATTCTCTCATTAGTTCCTCTCATTCTTTCCCTGAGAAGTAAACTCATAACTGAGAATATCTTAATGTCCAATAAATCTTCTATAACTTCCCTTCGTACTGGAGCACTCAATTGCATGAAAGGTACAAAGGATGCACTACCAAGTATAACAATCTGAGTAAATGATTTATAATTTAATTTTAAGACTTGTTCTTCCAACCATTTTTGTTGGTCAGTCGCTGCAGAAGCTTGATCGAGTACACTTCCATCCTTATAAATCTGAAATATATTTGGTTTTATTCCTCTTACTATCTTCCATTCAGTTTTACCAATATCAAATTCTACTTCTACCAAACACTCCTTTTCATTTACAGTATTGACTAATTGACCTTTTGTTATCTTACGAAAAGGTTTATTAAACAATGAAAAAGTAAGAGCATCTAATATAGTACTCTTACCAGCACCATTACTACCAATAATAATACTAGTTTTTTCTTTTGTAAAATCAATTTCTGTAAAATGGTTCCCAGTAGACAGGAAATTACGCCATCTTATCTGTTTGAATAAAATCATTCACTCTTGGTGGAATAACAAAATCATCTTCAGTAATGATGACATATCTGTAATTATACCTGTTACATGTGTTTAATGCAAGCTCATCCTCAACTTCCATTACAGTCATTGGAGGATAATCTTCTGCTTCCAATAGTCCAGCATATCTTTCAGCATCATCCTCTTCCTCAAACATATACAATGCTCTCTCACCGTCTTTATCGGCAACAGCATAAGCACCTTCCTCTTCCTGTCCTTGAATAGTAAGAATGTACATTACTCGAACTCACAAGCCTCCCTATAAACGTCCTTCATAATATTTTTCACTACTTCTTTATCTAAATCAAATTCGGACTCTTCGATATATTTATTTAAAAGTGTTAACGTATCTGCACTATCATCGGAGGAAAACTCTACTTCTTCATCATCAATACCAAAATTCTCAACAACTTTAAGATCATAACAACCTGCTTTATTAATCTTATCGATAAACTTATCAAATTCTAATTGACTAGACTTCTTACGTACAATCAGTTTAACTATCTTATCCTTTAAATGTCTTGCATCATATAACTTAGAGTTAGTATCTTCATAATACACTTTCTCAAATATATTATAAGGATTTTGTATAAACTCCAATTCAAAAGTTTCTGTATCAAATATATGGAATCCTCTTTTATCTCCTGCATCATTCCAAAATATTTGGTACGGATTACCCAAATAAAATATCTTACCATCATTGGATCTTGTATGATAATGACCAGAAAATACTACATCTAATTTATCAAATGCACTAACATCCATATTCATATGTGCATTTGTCTGAACAATTCCAGGAAATAATTGAAATCCATTCAACTCTAGATGACCAAATGCAGACTTACATTTTGTATTCTTAATTGCTTTTATAGATTCTTCATGATTATCTTGACATATCCAAGGAAGTAATAAAGTTTTAAATCCATCTATATCTACTTCAGTAGGGCCAGAATATCGAATAATATTATTGTATGATGCCAATAAAGAGTCTACTGCATTGACTTCATTCGTATTTTTATAATAAACATCATGATTACCAACTATAGTATAAACCTTTGTCTTTAATTTTTTAAACTTATCATATACATGTTCCTTTGCCCAATCTAATGCATAAAAATCAATACTCTTACGATTATCAAAAGAATCACCAAGATGAATAACATTCTTAATTTTCCTCTCCTTTATAGTCGGAAAGAAAATATCATCATAAAACTTCTGAAAATAATCATGAAAAAGTTTACTGCTCTTTCGAGCCCCATAATGGGTGTCAGTTATTAAAGCAATTTTCATTTTTTAGTAGTGTTGCTTCGTGTCCTGTTTATTATAGAGATAAATTTATCCCCTGCAAATGTACCACCAAGGCATACATCAATTTCATCACCATCTTTCCAGTTGGTTTCACCATTCATTTTAGTGTGAGTCATTGCTACTTGAATTTGATCAATTACTTTTTGTGTCAGTCTCATGAATAAAGTTTCGATTGTATATTCTCTTTAATTGTATTATAATCAGAAGCATTATAATCTCCATCTGCACTCATAACTTCATCAAAACCTGACCTTTCAATAATTTTAGATCTTATATCCATCTGACGTTTCTCTTTTTGAATTCTACGAAGGAAGGCATAATGTATGATTTGAGTAAAATAAGCAAAAGGATTAGAAGATTTTGCAGGATCAAAATTCTTAATATACTGAACACAGTTCTCAATTCCATCGCAAATCATGTCCTCACGGAACATATAATTAACAAAATTTGGTTTGTAAGATAGATGAGTTGCTATCTTAAGAAAACATGATCCAAGATAATTCGTAATACGAGGTCTTGATTCACCCTTCTCTTCTGCTTCAGCACATTGTTTCCTGTAAACAACAAGTGCTTCTAAGAACTCTTTGTTGTTTACGTAATGCTCTGACTTTTTAGTACGTCTAACCATTGCATTTTTTTCCCGTGCTAATTGTTTACATTATAACACAGCTTGACAGAGTTGGCAATTGTATGTAAAATAACTCTGTAAGGGTTGAAAGGGTTATATTAGCTAGATTTATATAGTTTCTCTAGGAATACTCTAGCATCAGATATAGAAGATAAGAAACCCATATCTTTATTTATTTTAGATTCATTAGTTTCTCTATCTTTATCTTGAAGGTATCTATTGTATATTCTAATTATATCTTCATCATGAATTTCACTCATTGTCATTACTTTATCCATATCCATAACAAATAAATTATCTTTAACAATATTCATCCACGGCATTACTTTAATTGCGCCCATTCCCATATTTCTAATCATAACTGTTTCAAAAATTACTGGCGTGTCTAATATTAATATAGTTTTATCTTCTTCTTCGCATGGTTGAACATTAGCAAATATTTCTTCACCAGAAACTAGTTTAAGTACTGCAAAAAACTCTTCATCTTTTTCTTTTTTTTCATTTTTATCCATTTTCTTTCAGATCTATTTGAACTATCTCATAATTGAATTTTTCATAGTTATAGATTTTAATTCTTTCAATTAAGTGATTTAATGTGTAATTTTTTCTTGAACTATAACTAATATCATCAGCTATATCATAAAGAACTGCTTGAGTTTTGTTATCACCTTTTCTTAAAACTCTTCCAATCGATTGAAGATTTCGGATTCTTGATTTAGAGGGACTAGCAAAAATGATGTTATGAAGATTTTTAATGTTAATTCCTGTAGAGAAAGTTCCATATGATGCAACAATAATAGCGTTTTGTTCTTGTTCTGTAATTTCTCTTACAAGTTCTCTCTGTTCAGCATCTACACCACCATGAACATAAAAAACTTTGCGATCAACTTTTACCGAACTATTTATTAAATTGTAAAGTGGTTCGCCATGTGTAGCAACTCGACTGAATAAGATAAGACTATTACCTTTTAAATCTAATGCAAGATTTTTAATAAAGTTATTTCTTTTATCATGTCCAATAATATATTGCAACTCATCTTCATAAGTTTCAAATTTCTGTGCTTTATGCTTTAATAATAATACATGTATTTGCAATTTAGATAGATGACCTTTATCAATTAATTCTTTAGTCTGAGTTACTTTATATGATGGTCCAAATAGTCCTTCTAGTACCCACTTATGAGTCTGTGATCCATCTAAAGTACCAGTAAACCCATATCTATACTTTGCATCATGCATTTTAGTCATGATGCTTACGAGAGACTTTGACTTAAACAAATGAGCCTCATCTCCAATCGCAACATCAAAGTCTTTGAAGAATGGTTTTTTAAGTTTATAAATTGATTGCCATGTAGTTATAGTTACTGGAAATTCATTTGTCTTCTCTTTTCCAGAATATATTCTATGGCAATAATTTTCCGCATTCCAACCATAATCTTTAAAGTCTTTAAACATTTGTTCAACTAAGGATGTAGTAGGAACAACTAGTAATACTTTCTTTTTAGTTTCTACAAAATATCTTACCACAGAATATATCATTAATGATTTACCTGATGCAGTAGGAGATATGAGAAGTTTACGATTATATTTTAATGCACGATATACAGCATCTACCTGATAGTCTCTTGGTTTGTATTTTGCAATACGAGTCATATATTCTTTGACTCCTTCACGAGATATTATATCATTCTGTTCAAATGGTGTACCATACTGTTTATTATTTTCAAATTCTAAACTATACTCCGACTTCCTTGCCCAATTAACTATCTTATCTACTAACCCAACATATACTTCTCCAGTAGCAGGAGAGAACAAACGAATCTTGCCATCCCAATACTTACTACGATATTGAGGCATAAACTTTGCACCAGGAACATCAAACGTAAACAAGTCTGATAATTCCTGACTTATATGTGGTTCTGTTTTCACAGTCACATATACTTCATTCTTTTTGCGTATGGTAATATCAGTCACTGTATCCTCTAATAAACTGCTGCCATTCAATCGCATTCTTAACTTGATAAGTGCGATTTCCAATAGTCTTAAGAATACTATCCAAATAACTAATCATTACTTGATAGTAATCTATCTTAGAGAGTTGCTTAATTAAATCCTCATCTGCGTCCATATATTTATCGACATCTTGCCTTAAAACCTTATGGTCAAAAGGTTTATCAATATAAACTTGAGGATCTGCTTTACCAGAATAATATTGCCATTTTTCTTTTCTTAATACTTTAAATTTATTTTCTTCCGATTTTTTAAGTAATAGAACCCTATTAAGAATTCTATAATATTTTGCGTGTAATGCAGGTATATCAGTTGACACCGTATGTAAATTATCGGGGTCTAACTTTGAATCCGCATCCCATAACGACTGAATTTCATCAAGGTTCATAAAAAAACAAAAATTACATCACTTCTATATCATATATAGAATACTTAAAAGTAGCGTCGGCCACAACATAATCTATATCTCCTGCAGTTGCATCAAAGGTAATTGTAGATAGAGATACTGGGAATACATCCTTAAACTTAATCTTTGCAACTTCATTAAAGTTACTATTGTAGATAATTAAACTTGCATCAGAGTATTCATTAAGTGGATTTCTAGCAGAAGCATCTGGACTGAACTCATCACTCTTTTTTAAATCAATAAACTCTTGAATACTTTCTGGATATCCAAGTCCTCTTAACCAATCATGAATCTGCATATAATTTTGTAGATTCTCATCAACAAAGAAACTTAAAGTAAAATCATCATAAGTTAATTTATCACCAGCAACAGGTATATCTTTCAAATAATTTGGTTGTAAAGCAAATCCTAGATTGATACCAGGAATTGATGCTTGATTTGAAAAGAAATCTGCTTTTGGTGCTTTAGTGATTATAAATTTAAACCCAACAGGAGACAAATAGTTCCTGTTTGAAAGTTGATTTGACCAAGGTGTTTTAGTCATTATTCTCCTCCACCATTGCTGCCACCGTTACCGTTACCGTTCCCACCATTACCATTGCTAGAATGGCCATTACCATTTCCGTTACCGTTATTGGATTTGCCATTTTCTTCATCCTCATCTTTTTCAATGTAACCTCTTCTACCTACATGCCATCCACTAGGTATCTTTTTACATTTTTTATCAGTGTGGCAATAGTATTCACCTTTAGGACAAGTTTTATTACTTTCGATGAATTGTTGATAGGTTTTCATATAGAACACAGGTCTCCTGATATATTTAGATAAAAAAAGAGACCCTTTATATGGATCTCTTAGAATAAAGATGTGGATTACTTAAATGCATTATGAGTATTGCAAATGTTTCCGCATTTCTTTTATTACTACATATGGTCTCAATATCAATATGCTTGAGAGGTAGAACCTTTTTCATTTTACCTATCCCCAGACATTGATTTAATAAGTCTGTCGGCAAGTGCATCTATCTCATCATCAGAAGGAAATTCAGGATAATCACTTGGACATTGCTCTATACCTTTTTCATCAAGGTATTCATATCTCCTTTGTGCCTCAGTAAAACGATTCTGAAGCCTACTCTCTGCCATCTGCAGACACTCCATGCGGAGTTCATACGGGTTACGTGCCATAGTTATTCTATTATAGTGTGAGTGTGAGTAAGTGTATGTGTGTGGGATGTGTGTAATATTCTCCCTTAACCTTTACTCAAAATATATTTATAAAAAAAAAGACCCCTCAAAGAGGAGTCTTTTGAAAGTATATAAGCAACTCGCTTACATGAGGTTAGCAACCTTAACACGTCTGTAGTAGCGGTTAGAGTTAACACGTAGACGACCAAGACCTGCATCAGTACCTTCAGCAAATGGGTTTGCAACGATACCGTAACGAGTCTTAAATCCAATTTTTGGTTGGAAGGTGTCCTGACCAACTGCACGAACCATCTGTAGAGGAACGTATGGGCAGTAGAACAGTCC